GCCGCGCACTTGAAGTCAAAAATCTCGCAATAGCCGAGGTCAGCGAGGCGTATAGTTCCCCAAGGGTCTGCTTCATTTCCAATTCCTTTCGCAATGCACTGCTTGATTGAGTCCTGCACGTTAAACGCCGCGCAGTTACCGCAGACGCTCTTCTTCGCGTCTTCCACGCTCACGTCCCAAGTGTCTGCCTTCTTCTTCCAGTAGGCCGTGTTCGGCAGCTTTGGATTCTCAGGACCGTAGGCTGCAGTGGTGATCGCCTTCGCCCGATTCTTCAGATTCAGCACAACGTCCTGGGTAGGCATAGGGCACTTCGCCACCTCTTTCTCGGAGGTCATCATCTGATTCATCGCAGCCTGGTACTTGGCGGGAACGTCGCGTGTAGCCATTACATTTTCCCCTTCATAGGCTTGGACTTGCCAGCCTCAGACAACGCGATAGCAATTGCTTGCTTGGGATTCTTCACCACGCGCTTGGTCATGCCCGAGTGCAGCTTGCCGGACTTGTACTCGCCCATCACCTTTGCGATCTTCTTCGCGGCCTTGTCAATCTTCATAGATTACCCCTTTGGTTGGATGCGCAATTATGCAACGCGAGGCAGATTTCTGCGCAACGGCTTGCTCCAGGACACCTTCGCACCTCCAAATGCACCTATCACCGCGTCACTCGCAAACGTCAGGCAAAAGGCGTCTGCGCGGTCCGGACTCGGGAACCCGCGCTTCCTGATCTCGTCCTTACCCTCAATCTGAATCTTTCCGGAACTGGTGAACGAATACCGCACGATGGCGAGTTCACTGACCAAAGCCTCATCTTTAGGCATCTTGCAGTCCCGACCCTCCAGCCAGGCTTTAGCCTTGTGCCACAACTCAGCCTTCAGATTCCGGTAGGTCGCGCCCATCGCTGGACTCTCGGAGACGTTGATGCCGCGACAAGGCAGATTCAACTCCCGCAGCCGGTCAACCACTCCCGCGCCCAGGCCGATTGAGTCCACCAGGATCTCGGTAGGTCTCTCTGACGGTGGCAGGGACTCGTACTCGGAGACCACTGCGCCCGTGAGTTGCATCAGGTCCAAGTTCTTCCAGGTCTTAATCGGCTCGGTCACCGCGTTCCCCTTGCGCTTGCAGAGTGCCGACCTGTCCGACCCAAACCTGGCGACGTCCAGACCCCAGACCATTGGCGCTGTAGCGCTAGGCTCAACATCCCTCTGCTGCGCCATCTCCAGCAACTCCATAGGGATGACAGTATCGTCATCTGACCTGGGGAACTCGCCCAGCACCCTGATCCGGTAGGCGTTGCTCTCCTCGCCGTAGCGTGCCGCCATCTCTTCCAGGTACGCCTGGCTGACGCGGGGCGAGTCGGCGCAACTCACCTTCATCGTCACCCAGTCATCCTTCAGCCGGTTGTGGGTGTCGTAGAAGAAACCCGTACTCCGCACAGGATTACCCAGCAGCAGCGTCACCGCCTTGTGACCCGACATCGAACCTGCTGCGGCTTCGAACACCGCCTCTGGGATGCCGGACGCCTCATCTGCCACCAGCATGACGTTGTCAGAGTGGACGCCTTGGAGTGCCTCGGGCTGCTCTGCGCGGCTAGTCCTGGCAGAGATGAACGCCTCGTTGGGAGCCTCTTTGACCTCGACCCTGTCCTGCTTCACGTCCAACTGGTCGGCCAGCATCGGCGGTAGCTGCTTAACCCACCGCTTCAGTTCCGCGAACAGTGCGTCGTAAAGCTGGCTTGACGTTGGCGCTGTAACGACAATCTTTACAGGGAACCGCAGGAACAGATACCAGAGCATCGCCCAGGCGCTGGCGGTTGACTTGCCTACGCCGTGGCCGGAGCGTACGCTAATGCGTCGGTTTCCAGCCGCGATGTGATTCAGAAACTCTACTTGCCAGACATCAGGCTCGGTGTTCAGCACCTCCCTGACAAACAGCACTGGGTTGTTTTTGTACAGCAGGGCGAACTCGATGAACGGGTTTGCGGGAACTTCCAAATTTTTTTTTGTAACCATAGTGCGCAATCAGGTAGGGGGTAGGGGGTCAGGGAATAGTCACCAGCCTATCGGATAGTCGCTAGTGTGCATTCGTTCATCCGGTAGGTGTTTAGGTACTGCCACAACCGCCCCGCCGCCACGGCCAGACGGGGGGGGGGTCGGGCGGCCAGCGGCCAGGGCGCGGCCACCTGGCGACGGGCTGCAGCCTGTGGATAACTCAGCACGCTGCGCGTCCCCTCTGACGCTGCGCTATGGTGCGCGTAAGCCTATGATTCCATTGAGTATTCCGCTGCGCGTCTGTACTTAGTGCGATAAGACTACTTAATACAGTGTCCAATATGTGAATGAAAACAGGGTACTTATGCCTGTTTCTGCTTAATATTTGAGCAAATGCACTCATTCTGTGGATAACTTTGGCATCTGGTCTGTGGATAACTGCTCAACCACTTCGACGTGGCGCAGCGCCTCCATGCGTAAACCCTGGATGGAAATGTTCACGGCCTGCGCTTTGTCAGTGCCGTAGGTCTTGCGGTCCCACCTCTCGGCCAGCCACTGGCGCGTCCGGATGCGCTGCACGTCGCGCTGGCCGTTGTCCACGTCCATGCCGTCCGCAATGGTGAGTGTCTCGCAGGCGAGATGCGAGGCCGCTTCCACCCGCGCGCGCGTAATTATAGGTTCGTAGTCATTGTCCGCTATCCACGTATCGAGCGCACGCCGTCCGACGCCTAGGCCACGGCATATGTCTGCCTTGCTGCGTCCTTCCTCAAACATCGACAGAATCAACTCGTCATCGATGTCCTCCAGCAGCGCGATATCGGCTCTCACTTTCGGATTCCCAGGCATTACATGACCCTCCAAGCGTTTTTCGTTACCGCAAGCACCCTGCATACCACCTCATCCCATAAATCACGTCCTGCGCTCATCTCTTGCCCTTTCTGCTGCCTTCGTATCAAACATCTTGCCGCCCTTGAATGGTTTGCTGATGTCGATGTCGTTCGGCATCTCCTCAAACCCGCTGGATCCTTGCGGCGTCACTGGAACCATTTTCGCCCCAGGAATCAACGCCTTGATCTCGCGTACCTGAGTCAGCGTCGGACCCGTCATCACCAACTCAATTTCCGCGAGTGTCCAAATCGAGCGTGCGCCTGGCGCCTTGCGAAACTGCTCGTACCAGGTTGCCATTGTCCTATCCCTGACAACGACTAACAAGCTACCGTCCTGCATCCTATGTTCCATGCAATCGATTTTAGGCATCTGCTCAATGCCTGCCTCAGTCGACCACCTGGTGAGCGCCTTATAGGCCGCGATCATTCCCTTGATGGCCTTTTCCAGCCGTTCCTCGTCCCGCGCCTGGCTTGATTCCCAGATGCGCTCCCGCTGCGCGTTGAACTTTCTGCGGAACTCTGCATCCACCAGGTCAATCACTCGGTCTATGCCCCAGACCTTCTCGTGCTCCATCTTCGCCATCTCCATCTCAACCATGAGCGAATGCTCAAAGACTTTGAAACGGTCGCTCGGATAAACGTCAGTCTCCAACAATTTCTTCGTTGCCATCAAAACGCCCTCATGTATGCACTATCTCAAATTACAACTATTGTGCGTATGTGATGTATGTAATAACAAATCGTATTAAACGATTTTGTGTTATTACATACATTTCCCAACTATACCTTGTATGTATGTTGTATGTAATTACATACATTTGCACCAAATTACATACATTTCCAAAGTAAAGTTTGTATGTAATTGCATACGCTTTTACATACGATTACATACATACATATTCAATCTTTTGCCACAAATGGCTCGTCGTTATCATCAAATTGATATACAGCCCAAACGTAAGTAGCTACGGGAGTGACGTGTTTTCCTATTGCCTCCCTGCCCACTAACTGGGTAACCATCACGTCAAAGGTATTTGTCCACTGCCTTTTTTTGCTCATATAAATTCCGTATTCAGCTTTCCACTCGTCTTCAGATACCGTCTTATGGTTCTGGTCATTGATGTTTGTCCTATGCCCATTCTTCTTTATGGCGTCATGCAGCGTTTTCAATCCAAGCCTTTGGTTTGTAGTCGGGTTCCAAGTATTGCTCTGCTTCTTAGCCTTTCTCGCGGTTTCCTGCTGCTGCATCGCCTCGTCACTTGCCCTCACGGCCAGGCTAATCTGCGCGTCGCTAATGCCAAGTGCGCTGGCTTTAATCTCCACCTTCACCATCTCAAAACCAATCTTTAGCCCATCCTGGCCGTCCTTCTGCTTACTGATCGTGAGGATGCCTGACCCCGCTATCGGGCCTAACGGGTTCGGTACGGTGTCAATCTTCATCAGTTCCAGCTGAGTGTCCACGGCTCCCAGTAGGCTGCTATGCCCCCGCAATCCCTTGGTGGCATCCTTCCCACTGTGATGCAGGACCATCATGGCGCATCCCAGCATCCGCTGAATCCTTCCCGCGTTGTGGATAAACGCTCCCATGTCCTCTGAGTTGTTCTCGTTGCCACCGCCAAACGCTCGGGCTAAGGTGTCAATCTGCACCAGTTCGAACTGGACGCCGGTCTTCTCCACCAGGTCCTTGA